TTATTCTTTTCCAATTTTTTCCATATTTTCTATATATTTTTTTATTTGTTCTTCTGTCATCTTTTCTTTTTTATGCATAGTGGTAAACATTCGTATAAAAAAACTATCATATTTAGTTACCTTTCTATCTTCTTTTATTGCATTTAAATATTCTTTTTTAGTTACTAGCACTTCATAACTAAACTGAAAACCTATCCTCTTCTTTTTTAATGTTTTCATTTTTACTAATCTTTTTAATAGAATTTCTGTAGTACTTTTCCTCCACTTATATTTTTCTTTCATTGCTTCTATTATTTCTTTTTTAGATAAAATAGAATTTTTCCTCCACAAGTATTCCATCAACATCAATTCTCCCCTGCGTAGTTTATTAACTACTTCTTGTTGTTTCATTTTATGTCACTCCCTCAAATTGTTCTAATCTAAATCAATAATAAAACCTTCTGATTTCAATTTATACAGGTAAGTTTTACCAAATATTCTACGCATTTAGTCTGTTTTCTTAGAAGAAAATAACTTTCATATCTATAAAATTATTAAATTTTCAAACAATTTTGTTGAATAATAACTAATTCTATTGTATTATTTTAGTTGTAGAATAAAACTAAATCGGCAAAACTAGAGAAATTTAGTGACGCAAAGCTATAGGGACTAAGACTTATATAAATATCTTATGAGTTATGTCAGCCAGTTGCCAAAGAGATATTGTTCTTTTGTTTTTATGAAAGTTTTTTAGGGGGATAATAATATATATACTTAGAGATAAAATAAAATATATTTCTAGCATTCACAGTTTTATTTTTTCTTAAAATGCGATATAATAAAGATGTAAATTCGTATCAAAAACAAAAAAAGAAACTACAATCTATTAGCCTAGAGTGAAGTTTCATTAACTAAATATTAATGTCGTTTTTTATTAAACTTGATTTTTACATCAAGCTCAAAGTCACTCCTGCCAGAGTGGCTTTTTACTTTTCTGGAAATAATATATGTAATAAAGCTAGCTGTTAAACTAGCTAACACTCCTAGTAAAAATTCGCTCATTTCTCCACCTCCTTCCTTTTAAGGGATGGAATGTAGAAAATGAAGCTCCACTCTTAGATTGTAGTTCCACAAGATTATTCTTGCATTTTAATTATAACATAATTTTACAATTATCAAATATCTATTCTCCATTTTTTTTATTTATACAATATATTCTATATTGCAATAAAAAACATTGTTTTAAATATATATACATAGGTATATACTAAATATGTTAAACTTAATTATGGAAAATATAAAATGAAAGGAATAAAAATATGACTAAGACTATATTATGTGATTACTGTAATAAAGGAATAAATAAAGATGATAATAAGTATATTACTTTTCATAAGAAAAGTCATATGAAAACTAACATTTGTATTAATTGTGCATTAAATTTGATAGATAAAGATAAATTAAATGAAAATATTATAAATAATCAACATGATTATTCAAAGAAATGAAAAAGCACTCTCCATAATGAAGAATGCTCTATATAATAATGTTTGACTTAGTAAAGATGTGTTGGGGTTACATATTTACTTTTTTATTATATCATATAACTTTGTGTATGAAAAAGAATTTAAATCAATTTTAAGGTGTGTTGAGTAATGTTCTTGATTGTTTATATGTTGATGAATTTCAAAAAAATAAGCACTCTTATAAAAAGAGTACTTTTGGTATATATTCAAGCATTTATCTAATACAATTATAGCATGTCTTATGTTTTAGTATGATAATTTTCGTTCGTTTTATTATTACAGGTTATACTATAGTTTTATGTATCCTGTTAATATTTTTTACTATTTTTTCAATGTTTTGTTTAAGTATAAAAAGAGATAACTATTTTAATTCTAGTTACCTCTTTTTGTGTTACTTTGGCCATATAGATATACCTATTGTAATAGCCATTGTAGCAATTCCTATTATAGTAGTTATACATAGTCCAATAATCCATTTATTAGTTGAATCAATTCTATCTTCTATACCTTTCATACTATTCTTTATTTCACTTACATCCTTTTCTGTGACCTTTTTATGTTCGTTTATAGCTTCTTTTAAATCACTTTTTAACTCAGCTCTTTCTCTAGCTAAATCATTTTTTAGTTCTATTCTATCTTTGTCTAAATCATTCTTGTATTCTTTAAAAATACCCTTTATGTCATTAAATTGCTTATCTATACTTTCTTTTACTTCCTTGTTATCTTGATGCACTCTTTTCTCAGTCTCTAATATTCTTTTTTCTGCTTCTAGTATTCTTCTTTCTTCTTCATTCATATCATCTGCCTCCTTTAAAGTAGCAGCTATAAATTCACTTTGACTATATTTGTATTTATCTTTCGAAGAATCATTATGATAATTTTTACATTTATGTTTTTCTATCTTTTTTTCATTAAAACTCAATAAATTAAACTCTTTTTCTTTTTTTGCTCCTAACATACTATTCTTCCTTTAATAAATCAGATAAATAGTTTATTAATGACTCTACTTCTCTCTTTGACATCTCTAATTCAAGAAAATTATTATCATATCTAAATATTTTTATTATAAAATCATCATCTCTAGAAGTTGAATAAATAGATGAAAGATTAAAAGGATGACTTTTTGAAAAATAAACATTATCTAGTATATCATATGTACTCTTAGAAAAATTATACAAATCATTTTTAAATTCCTTACTTACTTTTGCATTTTCATCTTCATCATAAAATTTTCTTAATTGTATACCATACTTTCCTATAAACTCTGGGTCTTCACCTAAAATTTTTTCCGCCTGGCTCTTGTACTCATTAACACAATGTGGCCATGTTGGTTTTTGCATATACAGATTGAGTAATAATATTGCCTTCTCAAAGATTTTATTATCTTCCTTATATTTTTCTATACAATCAGGAAAATAATCTATAAAATCAGTTCCATTTTCATAAGCCATTTTAAATCCCCCTAAAATAATATTATTTAATATTATTCTACATTAGAATTATTGTTATTGCACTACTATTTTTTATTTCACCTCCATTATTTTATCAATATATATATTTGTTAACTGTTTATACACCTAGTTTTTTGGATTTTAAAATGGCTTATGATTATCTTTAATATATCATTTTTTATTTTATAAATTGTCGTAATATTGGCATAAAGTATAAGCAAAATGTAAAATACATTAACTATACTCCTTTTATCTATCAATAAAATCTAATGCTTTGTAAAGTGTATCAAATCTATCATTACCCTTTATCATTGTGTATTTTTCTTTGGTTATAGAACCTATCTTATTACATGCTCCTCCACCCACAATATATAAATTTTCTGTCTGACCTGGTATATAATCTTTTATATCACATATCAGTATTTTTCCATCATTATAACCCCAGCCAACTACAGTTGCAGGGATTTTGTCAACTTCTCCATCATAAACGATTGTATGTTTGTACATCAGTTTAACTCCATCATTTCCTATATTCTTATTCAATACACCTTCAACAATTAACTTAGCCATACCTTCATATCCAAATTTCTTAGCCTTCTCATAATCATCTTTATTGTCACAAAAGAAACTTTCAATTAGTATTGCAGTAGGTTTTGAACTATTTAAAATATATAATCCTTTATCTAATTTAGCACCTCTGTTTTTAAATATTGTACCTAGTTTCTTACATATTCTAGTTGCATACTCTAGACCTTTATTACTGTAATATAGAACCTCTGAGCCTTTTCCTTGCCCATCACTTGCATTTAAATGTAGTTCTATGAGTAAGTCATATCCTCCAGCATTAACTCTAGGTATTTTATAAGACTTTTCCTCACTCTTAGTTTTAAACTGCTTTTCTGGGCATATTATTACATCTACCTTATGCCCTTCTTTTCTAAATGTATCTGCTAATACTGGTGCAAGAGATTTGTTGTATTGATACTCGTTAACTACTCCATCAGCAGAAGTACATGCTCCACTTTTTAAAATACTGTGTCCTACTGTTATACATATTTTCATTATTTATTTTCCTCCTTCAACTGTTTGTAAGTTTGGTTTATACCTATTGATATACCCCAACAAATCACGCCTTGTAAGACTGCAACAGGACTTAGTCCTAACATCCAAATAGAAAATCCTATACCAAGTATTAATAACACTACTGGAATATATTTGTTATCTAGTTGCTTATACTTCTTACAGCCCTTACCTATAATAGAGAGAGCAGCTACTAAAATTAGCAACTGCTCTGGTATGAAACTTATTAAATTATCCATTTTTTATCCTCCTAATTAATTAAAATATTCCTTTCTGAACTGCAAATATAAAGAACCCTACTAGTGTTGTAATCATTGTTCCAATTAGCCATTTGAGCATACTTGTAAGTGAGTTTAAATTCTCACACAATGCTTTTAACTCTGCTTTAGACTCTATATTTGCCACTTTTAATTCGTCTATTTCATCATTATGTTTATTTATTGTTACTTCATGTCGTTTCAAATTTTCTTTGAAAAGTTCTTCATTCATGAAAACCTCCTTATTTATATTAAAATAAGGCTTAGAAGTTATCTAAGCCTTTGATAATTAACAACATTTAACTGCTATATAACTATACACACCATTGTTAACTGGACCTTTAGGTATCCATCCATTGTCAGTAAAAGTTATTCCATAATGATTATGATTAACATCAAGATATTTTTCTCCAGTTGTATAATTATAAAAAAGATAGAATAAAGGTGTGTATACACAATAATATTTTTCTTCTACAGCATTGATAACAGTGTATGAAATAATATCTGGCCTAAAACCTATATTTAGCCCATTAGGATACGCACCAGTATAATAAGTAAAAGTTCCACTAGAATATTTATATTTAGAGTTTAACTGTGATATAGTATTATTAGCCTGTGTTAACTGGTTTATTAAATCCTGCAAACTAGCATCTGAACTATCAAAGGATTCTTTTACCTTCTCTGACAATTCTACTAAAGAATTGTTCAAACTTGATTCAATATTCTTTAATGCTAATACATTTATGATAGAAGTTTTGCCATTTATTAATCCTTCTTTTATTTCACTAACTTTACTTGCTATATCTTGTAGACTGGCATCATCACCTAATGGCATTATATTCTTACTTAGACTTACTATTTTTTCTGCTGTAGCATTAGTACTGTCTGTAACAACTATTTTAAGAGTGTGTAGTGCATTATCTTCTAATGTGTAGTTAATTGTTTTTTCAAGAATTAAATCTGTTGTAATAGTTTCTTTTAATATATCATCTATAAATATTTCTATTTTTGTTAGTAGTGTAGGGTCTGTGTGGTCTGCTTTGAATGTTGCTGTAGTTGAGTTGTATGAGGATATATTCAAAAATGGTAATGCTTGTAATAATGTTATTTTAGCACGACCATCTGAGTAATTGCCTACAACAGTAGTATTTCCACCAGTTGTCATGACTACATTATCAAAATAATATTCAGAAGTTGGTGTATATCCAGGTGGCTTATAACTATCTTTAGTTAGTACATAACCACTTCCACCGCCACTTCCATTACCAAATCCACTAGCAGGATAAGCACCACCAAACCAACCACCGCCACCACCAGATTGTGATGAAGGGTTTTTAGGAGTAGCACCTTTACCAAAAAAACCATCACAAGAACCATCTTTGTCTCTACCTCGCCCACCCTCAAATTGTGTACCACCATGAGCAGCAGCACCAGTAGAAGAAGTTCCAAGAGTCCCTTTCAAGCCACCACCATCACCACCATGTTGTTTATCATAAGTTCCACCGCCACCACCTGCAACAATTATACGAGATAGTAAACCTTGTTCATTATCCCAAGTACCACCAATAAGCCTAATATCGGTAGCACCACCACCACTTGCACCATTACCATATCCAGCACTATTGAAATTATAACCTTTTCTACCATCTATTCCAACATAAAGATATAAAGTAGTTTCTTTTTTTAATGTTATTTCACCACTACAATATCCACCATAACCATAATAAAAACCACTTTCGAAAGGAGTTCCTAATGCACCACCCCTAGCACCCCAACATTCAAATTTGTATTTACCTGGTTTCAATGTAACACTTTGTTCACTTCCCGTATAATTAAATTCATAAACTGTTGCCACTTAATCCACCTCTTTCTTAATTTATGGTTTTATTGTACCTAATTTTAAAACTACAAACGTCTACAAAGTGTAGATGAAGTGTAGGCAAAATGTAAATGAATTTATATATTTTAAGAAATAAAAAAGACTATGCTATATAGTCCTCTCCTACAATTTCTTTATATTCTGTTGCCGTTATCTTATTCTTTTCTACTGCCGTTTTAACTTGCTCTTTAGTCCAATTACCATTATTATAGAAATCTGTTATTATCTTGTACCAATTCATTTATATCACCCCATTTGACATTAATTGAAATGTTAAATCTGCTATTGTTTGTTCTGTAGAATTTACTTTATCTTCTATGCTACTTTTAATATCTGTATATCTATAGAAAACCTCTTTAGTATCTATATTTATAAATAACTTTGCTTCTTTATTTTCTACATATTGTTGTACTGGCAATTTCTCAATTAAAATTCCATTTTTTAACTCTTCTTCTGATAGTAAAGTTGGTTTATAGTGTATCATCCCAATATATTTTATATTTTGTTCATCTGTCTCCATAAAATTTCCTAAATAAATCATAATTCCTCTCCTTTTTCATCTGAATAAACCTTTTTTGATAATATATTTCTGTGAATGCCACCACCAATAAAAAAAATTATATTGTTTATTATAAACATACCTTTTTGAGGATTTGTGTTAATGAGCGTTCGGTAGCTATTAACTTCTTTAAGAGTATTTAAATTTATTTTTATAAATGGGCTACTAGAAAGTGAATTAAATGTATATATATATCCATTATATATTTCAAAATTTTCATATCTATCTGACCCACCATAAGTAATCAAATTTAGATTTGCATCATATTTTGCTAATCCACTTTTTTTACCACTCTCAACTTCTATGCTTCTGCTACTATCAGATACAAAAACAAAATCATTTAAAAACTTAATGTTTTTTTCATATAAATATCCTCCAATTCTAAAACTTTTCGCAACACTAAAATCAAAATTTATTTTAGTTAGGTAACATTCTGTAAGACCACTTGAATTTGAGTGTTCTGTTGTAGCATAAATACCATTATTATTACATACAAATTTGCCTCTTTCAAAGTCATAAATTCTATCAGAGGACATATCTTTAGTTAGCATTATATACATATCCGATATTCTTATTTTGTGAAGTATTGAAGAAGTCTCATCTCCATATATTCCATAAATAAATTCCCCATAAGTACATAGCTTATAATAAGAACCTTCTATTGACTGTGCTTCATTTCCTGTTAACTTATTTATTTTATATAATTTAGTATTGTCAGATATAAATAAATACTCTTGAGTAACACAGATACATGAGAAGTTAGCATTGGCTAAAGTAATATCAAAAATTACAGATTCATCAATTGCATTAATTTTAATTAAATGTGTACCTTTAATTGCATAAAAATAGGGTTCTTCATATTCTAATGCTTTTAAACTCCCACTATATTTTTCAATATATTTTATAGCACCATTTGTAACCAAATATGAAGAATAACTATTTGCAAGTATTGTTTCTCTTAAATCTAATCTCCCCTCTTTTATATCAATTTTATTCTTTATTTCTTCCCATGTATCGCTTGTAGTAACCTCTGCTCCCTTGGAGTTTAATGCTGTTACTACATTATTTTTAGCATTAACTCCATTTTGAAAAACCTCTTTTAATGCTCCTTCTACATTATCACTTGTAAAGTTATTCTCTGTATCTTCTATAGTTACATTCTTTGCTTCTAATACAAGATTTCTAACTTTATTAACTAACTCTTTAAAAGTCATTTAGTCACCTTCTTTCAATAAAAAAAGAACCTACTACGCTGTTGGTTCTATTCCTTCTACTACTCCACTATTTTTTATAATATAATCCTCTACTGCTTTTCTGTATTCTGTGTTAGTTACATCATCAAGTTGAAACTCTCTATTTTTCAAAGGGTTTAACCCTCCATTTAATATTCTTTCTGCTAATATTCTTACCACAACATTATTTATATTCATTATAACAATCCTCCTTGTAATTCATTAGTCATAATTAATAATTCATTTTCTAATTCTTCATAACTAAGTTTTTCATCTTGTATTGGACTACTTGATAACACTAAATAATTTTCATTTAAAGTTTCATATATTTCTATAACATATAAATTAGAGTTTTCACTAATTATTTTTTCTTTTTCATCTAAAGAATTATAATATACTTGTTTTTTCATAATTTATTCCTACCTTAATATTGTTAATTTTTCTATTTCTGCACGAGCTGCATATGAACCATCTAAATTTCCTGCTCCTACAGATGTTAATAATATTTGTACTTTTATATCCATGCCATTCTCAACAATAATATCTTTTGTAAATCTTACAAAAGAAGAAGATGCACTAGGAGTATCGTCAGTAACATAAAAGTATTCTTTTCGGTTTCCACATAGTATCTCTATTTTTGCTGTTGCATAATCAGCACGCATTTTAGACGCTTTAAGTTCGCCTGTGAATCTTAATGTGCCTTTTATACTAGATACTTCATTGTAAACGATGCTAGGAGTGTTTAAAGTTGTAGCTTGAATTCTATTTTTTAAAGAAAAAATTTCTATTGATTGAAAAATCCAGTTAACTTTTTCAATCAAATTAGTAAATGTTTCAGATGATGTTGCTGAAACATTTTTAGAATTAATCGTCTCCACTAATACATTTTTTAATGTTTCTATTTTTGTTTTAGTTGTACCAAATTTATCTGTTCCAATAAAAGGACTACCCAATGCACTAGATATATTATTTTTACCAGTTTGAAAATCAGTTTGTACATTTTCTAATGCTGCCATAAGTTCCCCTAAACTAGCATTTTCAGTTAATTTTTCTGTCATATTTTCACCTCGCTTATATCATATCTATTAAATTATTCACTATAGTTATTCCTTTAGTTCTTTGACCACTTATTTCTACCATTATTTCCTCTAATACTCCATCTAACTTATCACTTGTAAATCTATCATTAGCATCTGTAATACTTATACTGGTATCTATAAGCTGTATACTGCTAATAGAATCCTCTATTTTCTTAGATGAATAAGTAGTCATTTCAGACACTCTGTTATCATCTACAGTTGCATTAATAAAATGAGTTTCTGCATTTCCATTTATCACATAAACGTTTAATTCTGACCTTGTTTCACTTCTAACTTCTATAGAATTATCATCTATAATTTTAAAGTTTGTAACTGCATTTTCTTTTGTAGTAGCATCTATAATATTTACAACTATTCTCTGTGTTAATAAACTATGTGTTACAGTTGCTTTGAATCCATTTTCTGCATCCTCAACCCAATCATCAATTGTTATTATTTGAGTAGATGCCACATTTGAACCACCTGCGATTAATTGGTCAATTTTAATATTTTGTTTCTCATTTTCTGTGTCAATTCTAGTGTTTAGCTCTGTTTTAGTAGTTTCTATGTTGCTTGTTAATTCTGTTTTGGTTGTATCTATTTTAGTGTCTAGTTTATTAATATTTGTTAATATTTTTTCTTCATCTTTTTTAGTTAGAAAAATAGCTGTAGGGTCAACAACTAATGTCACTTTCTCTACATTAGATACTTCTATGATAAATTTCAAATACAAATCTTTCATAGCTCCATTATCAACTTTTGGCTTGTAGGTTTCAGGGCTTTTACAAACTGCAATCATATCTCCTTCATTATCTATAAGACCCATTTCTCTAACTGTAAATCCACCTATCGAACCAGGGATACATGCTGTTGCAATAATCCAGTTAGGATTATTTTCATCATTATCAAAAGCATTTATATTCCCTTCCCAAACTTTATTTTTTAATGCTGTTTGGTCTTCTGTTGGATTATAGTAGTTTCCTCCACCATCACCTGCTTGAATCTTCTCTAAAATTACTGACTTACCTAACATTCCTGCATTAGCAATCTTAGCTTTACCTATGTTTGTTAGTATTGTGTAAAATTGTTCATCAGCCATTTATGCCACCTCCTATCTTGGATATACTGTTAATGTTTCTGAGCTCATGTTATGAGCTAGTGCAAACTTGGCTTTAACACTTGCTTTTACTTCTTTGCTTGTGTACGGATATACAGTTATTTCTTCGCTCATAATTGCCGTTTGTGCAAAATAGGTTTTACTTTTCAATAAAGAAACTAACTTATAACTTACAGCTAAATGAGAAGGTTTTATAACATTTACTCTCTTATATAAATCTTCTAAATCTTTAGGAAAACCTTGGGTACTGGTTAATTCAACACCAAAAGTATATGGAGATATATTTTCATTTATTTTTATGTTTGCACCTGTATAAGATTGGAGTATCATAGCCATTCTTTTAGGTGTCATAATATATTTACTTTGAAGCTTAGCAATGACCTTTCTTCTTCTAGCTTCTATATCTTCATCTATATTAGTGGATAAACCCACTCTATTTTCCCAAAATTCAAGTCCCCATGTCGCACTCTGAGGGAATAATTGTAACTCTATTTCTTTATTTAATAATTCTAGATTATCAAATTCGCTTCCTATAGCTTCATATAAGCTTTGCATTATGATAGATTGTTCATAGATAGGAGATAATGTAAGAAGCATTTCTTTACCTTTTTTAGAAGCTATCATCCAACCACCTCGTTAACTATTTCCCCTATTCCGACCACTTGGTCTTGCAATTTTATATTTTCTTTTACATCATTTATAGTAAGATTAGAAAAGTCTTCTATACCTTCATCTGTCAGCATCATAGAGCCTACTATCGCCTGTATAGCATTGTATGAGACTGTCCCCCCTAAATCAATCTTATCTAAATATTTATCTATCTTAGTTTTTAGATTGTTTAATACAGTTTCTTCACTAAAGCCATTACTAAATATAAAACTAGCTTTTACATTAATAAGTAATGTGTCAGGTGTCACAACTGTAACTAATGCACCGATAGGAGCTTTCCCATCTCTATTTTCTCCTTCTGATATATTCAATGGATATATATATTCTTGGACCTTATCTATTAATTCTTGTGTTGCTGCTTTTCTGTTTTTATCTAGTATTAATACTTTTACTGTCCCTGCTCCAGCCCATTCTGAAACTACATAAGCATATCCAACTCCATCAACTTCTTTAGCCCAACGAATATAATCTGAACTAGCTCCACTAAGTTTATCTTCTTGCTCTGCTACAAGAACTCTTTCTCTAAAATGTTCTTCATCTTCTATATCTGTTCCACCTCTGAAATCTTCTTTATTAGTAATTGATTTAACACCACTAATAGAACCTAGTAAAACGGATATACTACCTTTAGACACATTCCCTATAGTTCCTACAATCCTACTTTCTGCTTTAATATCTACTGTTTCATTTTCTCCTATAGTTTTGGTTTCAAGAAGCTCAAATTCTATGCTCTGTTTTTCATCAGTTGCAATAGTAGTTACTATAGTTCCTTTTGTAATGATAGTTCCTTGTACACCTGTAAATGTAATAACTCCAGTAGCCTTAGTTGGTTGATTTTTAAATACTCCTTTACATTCACCAAGCCACTCTAAATAAGTTCCATAAGAAGTCTGAGGAAATGCTATCTTTAAATTATTTTGTAATCCTAGTTGTTTTAATTCAGCTATCTGCTCTGCTGTAGGTCTTGTTGCATCATAGATGAAGTCACCTTCTAATGTAGAAACATCTTGAAAGTTGCTTAACATCCTTTCATGTACAGAGTCCTCATCTTCTGTTAAAAATACTGGTATAGGTAGCTCTCTTTCCATATAATCACCTACCTTTTTATATTGCCATCAATTACTATATTTTCATCATCTATTGTTAGTACATCAAATTCATACTCTACTAACCTGCTATTCTCCAACCAATTAAAGCTAAACTCTCCTACTTCTTTTGTGTAAGGATGAACCAAAATAGTTTCTTTTATTAATCTAGTTATTTCAAGCTCTTTTGCACTTTGAGATAAGTTACTAGCTATTAAGTCTTTTATTTCACTTCCATAAATGTTTGTATAAGCTGCTTTTTTGTATCTAGGTGTTAATATAGCCTTTTGACACCATTGTTTGTACGCCTGCACCTTATCACATTTTTTTAGTGTTCCATCTGCGTTTTTAACAAATTCACCTTTTTCAAAATCAAATAAAAAAGAACCCTTTAGGTCCAATTCATTTTCATCATTATTTTTTAATTCTACAGTTTCAAAAGTTTCACTTTGAGGAAATAGGTTTGGCATTTACAACCCTCCCAATTACTACAAATTCAGCTCCCATAACAGCTACTAGCACATTATCGCCTATACGTAGTGGCTTCAATTCCTTTGGAGTTTCTATTTTATGCTTATGTCTATATTCTCCACTTAAAGCTTCATCTGAAAAAGTAAAATAATCTTCTTTTAATGTTAAATTCTCTAATACTAGATAGTCCTGTATTTCATCTTTATAGCCATTTACTTTTAATCCATTTGCTGTTATTTCTGCAAGTTCACAACCCATTCCAAAAGTGCCATTTGCTACACTTTTATTCATATTTTCTTTCAATATTCTAGCAATTCCATTAAATCTAGCATCAGTCATTATTATAAAATTTCCTCCTTATATATTCTAAAGACCCTATATTCAGCTTCATTTTCGGTCTAGAATCTAGTGTATGAGTGACATCTATAACATAATATTCTTTACTTTTTAAACTTACTTTGTCACCTGCTCTTATTCTATTTATATCTACTGCACAATCTACACTTATTGTTTCCTCTCCACTATTGAACATTGCTTCTGCTGCTTTCTTAGCTTCTTTAGCATTTTTTATCTTTTCATCTTGTTTAATCTTTTGTAGTGTTCCAAACTTATCAGCATCTTTTTTATATGTCCCAATTATAGGCGCTTTTGTATTTTCGTCTTTACTCTTACCTAAAACTTTTACACTTGTTACTGCATCATTAAAACTACTTGTAAAGTTAGCATCTTCTAATATACTATCTAATTTATATACATTTGCATTAGTACCAAGCTTGAATAATTTTAATTTATTATCCATCCTTACTCTAAATAAGTCTCCACCTTTTGTTGCTGTTTCTTTTAAGTCCTTTTTTATCATATCTAGTATATTTGTCTTATGTATTACTTTAGCAAGTTTCTTCCCTGTATTAGCTAAGTTGTAATAGGGTATATTCCATTGCTTACAGTAATATTCAATTCTCTGTGTTGCTGTATTTTCTTTAAACTGATATTGTTCCTCTGATTCTTCCATGTAAACTGTTCTTTCTCTGCAAGACAATGTTAGTTTCTTACTCTTTTCACTCCTTCTAGTTTCCCATACAACTCCATCAAATATTGTCTCTTCTTTTTTACTCTCATATGCTATATCAATTAGAATTATTTTATCACCTTTTTTAATATTTATATCTTTAAGTTGTTTAGGTTCTACTAATGATACATCCATCTTATATGCAACTCCGTCTATAGCTTCACTTAATGTTATTCCCTCGTTAAAATTTGCAATATCATATTTTCCATTTAATATTATTTTCATTTAGAAGGTATCACCAACTTTTGTCCTTTTTTAATTATATTAGGATTTTTACCAATGACTTTTTTGTTTTCGGGTATATTATAAATCTCTGGCCACCTTGAACCCTTACCTAAAAGATTTTTAGCTATCTTATATAATGTATCACTTGCTTTAACAGTATATATTTTAGATTTAGTTTGGGTATTAGGTCTATTATCTTTTAAATCTGTTTTAGTATTACTTTTTGTATCTTTTTTTAATGTCTCTATCTTCAGTTCTCTGTAAGTTCTAAATGTTATCTCAATGTCTCTATCTTCTTCTCTTCCTGCTGTTTGAGTATTGCTAAAACTAGATATTGTGACTAATCCATTGTAGCCAAAACCAGTTATAATAAGTCTTAAAGGTTCGGCTTGGTCTACCCATTTTTCAAGCATTGCCACTACTTCGATTGGATTTTTTAACTCGCTGTATCTGCAATAAGAAGCGTCATATAAGTTAGGCAGAAATGTTTTAAATGATATTTCTCTTATCTTCTCCCCTTCTTTTTTTATATCAAATTCACCTAAGTTTACTATATCTACAGTTTCAAACCTTTTTTCTTTTTTTATAGATAAAGAATCTTGTGGATTTACTGGAAAATGAAAATCTATTTTTTCTTTTTCATTTTTTAGATAAATATCTATTACCAAGTTATCACCTCTTTTTTACAATAAAAAGCTCCTACAAACTGTAAGAGCTTTAAAGTATTATACAAATATTAATTAAACATAAAATTTATTTGTTCTTCTATGCTATTAACTTCCTTATTTGTATTATTAATATGATTCTGAAATTTTGGTGGTTGTGTATGGAAACCATCACTTATTGCAACAGATTTGTCGGGTTCATCTTTTTTATTGTATTGCATAACTGTTACAACTTCTTCTCCAGTATCATTTTCATAAAATTGAAATTGAATGGTATCATTACTTTGGTTATCATATACATTAATCTGTCTTAATGTAGTTTCATTCGGCTCTATAACTTCATATTTATAACCGAATATATCTAGGTTTGACTTTATACCTTCATAAGATGTCATATTAACACAATTTTTATTTTTTAAATATACATCAGTAAAAAACTTTGTTGGTTCATTGTTTTGCTCTTTTTCTTCATTCTTTTTTTGTTCTTCCAATTTTTTTGATTCTTCTTTCTTTTGTTGTTGTTCTTGAATATTATTCTCGGATTTTCCCTTATCTTTATCATTATAAGAAACTTGCTTCACAGGAATATGCTCTTCTTTCTCTATACTTAGTACATTATAAACATTTCTAGTACAAAGTGTTGTCAAAAAAACTAATATGCAACCTAATGCAATTTTAGCTTTTTTCTTACTTCCAATAGCTTTAACTAAAAACTCAATAGATAACAAAACCAATGTTATTGGTAAAAGAATTATAGCTATAATTCCAATAATAATTTTTAAAATTCCATTCATACTTTTAAATTTCTGCCACATAAAATTTCCCCCTCATAAATTTGCATATTTTAACAATATTATATCATTTATGAGGAAGATTTTTTTAGCAACAATTCGACATTATCCAATATCTTGTAATGCTTCTCTTATTCCACTTTCTACTTGAGATAATAGTTCTTGTATCATTTCTTCTTTGTTATCACTATTTTGAACATTTATAGATATTCCGCCTAAATTTATAGTATTATTAGAAGAATTAACACTGTTTGGTGTAGCTTCTTTATATTCTTTATTATCTGTATCTAAAACATTTGCAAGAGGAAATTGTCTAACATTATTTACAATATTAGAATTACCTACTTTTTGAGAAGGAGTTGAACCTAATCCTAACATTTTACCTGTTTGTTCATATAATTCTATTGCTCTACTTCTTCTAGTGTTTGTAAGAGGGATAACCATTTCAGCTCCATTCTCTCCGCAGATAGAAGTTCTTGTTGCTACTCCACCATCAGCAAAACGGTCTAGTATATTACCCAGTATTCCACCACTACTTTCATTTACGGTTCTTTTAACTGTTGTTTGAGTAGTCTTAACATTAAAAGATGCTGTAATTGGTGCTGAAACTGTTGCTCTTACACTATTCCAATAGCTGATAATTTGACTCGACATGGCACTAACTTGGCTTACTACAGAACTACACATAGCAGAAATGGCACTTATAGCTGAACTGCTTAAACTCGTAAAAGATGTTCTAGCTCCATTGTACATGCTACTACATGCAACTCTAACATTTGTTGCTAACATATTAAAAGAAGTTGTAGCACCATTATAAAGACTTGAACCTGCTTCTCTACCTATTTGTGCTAGTTGTGTAAAACTTTGTTTAGCACCATTATACATACTACTCGCCCCTTGCTGAACTGTTGCAGTAGCTTGATTGAATGCTGTATCTATACCACTTGTAAGATTTGAATTATCTATTTGAGGAGTTGCACTATTTACAGCATTTGTTACTCCGTTTTGTGTTGCTGTAGCAAGTTCATTACTTTTTTGCTGTACAACTGGCACTCCTGCCTGTACTCCATTTACTACACCATTAGTCAAATCTGTACCTAATTGTTGTCCTGCTTGTTGTACAGCTGGATTACCTTGAGTTAGAGCATTAGCCACTTCTTGATTCGCTTGTTGTGCCGTTTGAGAAGCTGAACCTTGTATTTGACTTGAAGCTTGAGCAAATATACTTCTTACAGTTTCTAAAGCTTTTGGTCCTTCTATTCCTAGATTATTCAAATTTTCAAGAACTTTACTAGCTTGTGTTTCTATTGGAGTACTAAAGTCTACATTAGCAAATACTTGCCCCATCTTTCCATCCATTTTGCCTAATGCTTGTTGCATTTGTGGACCTGCTTGGTTAATAGTTCCAAGCATACTATTTATAGCGTTTTTTATTCCTCCACTATTAAATCCTTCTTTAAAAGAGTTAAATGTATTGCTTAAACCTTGCTTTAAATTTGTAGTATCCAAAGCAGATGATGCTTGTGAGAAAATAGTTCTTAAAGTATCTATAGCCTGTGTTCCTTCTAATCCTAAACTATTTAAATTCTGTAATACTTTAGTTTTCTGTGCATCTATAGAAGAATTAAAATCCACTCCTTTGAAAATCTCACTTGCTTTTCCTCCTAAACCTTTTAAGGTTTCTAAAGCTTGTGGACCAGTTGCTTTTAAAGAGTTCAACATTCCTGTTACTCCGTCTTTTAATCCGCCTATATTTGTCCCTTCCTTGAAGGCATTGAAAGCATCACTCATACCTTGTTTCAAATTATTTGAAGAATCTGCACTATACTTGCTTATAAAATTTAAAGTCTCTTGTATGCTACTTCTGTATTCTTGTGCACTTAATTTACCTGCTTTGAAAGCATCATCAAGATTTTTGGTGATTTTATTAACTTTGTCACTAGGTTTCATATCTGCTGTCACACCAGATAAAATTATCGCCATATTGTCATTCAAACCTCTCATCATAGTAAGAGATTGGTCATCTAAACCCTTTAATCCATTTGTTAATGCTCTAGCTATATCGCTAGATTTCTTCTCTGTTACATTTTTAGATTGGTCAAATGCTGTTGAGAAAGCTTTAGTAACACCTTGTAACTCTTTTGAAGTAGACTTTTTTAATAGAGCTGTTGCATTAGAAGTTTCTCCATTTATATCTGATAAAGCTTCTTTTGTATTTGTTTTAATTTCTGCTGTTGTTTTGCCAAATAGATTTTTAAGTGATGAAGCTTTTTCATCCCAGCTCTTATCAGATAAAAGTATTCCTATTCCTTTTCCAATTCCACCTAACATTATAAGCAAGTTACCTAACGTAAGCTTTATGACTCCACCAACAGTCTCCATTATTGTAGTAACATACTCACCAAACGAACCAAAACGTGTTTGTAAGTCCATCATAGCAGTTTTATTATTAGAAATAGCAACAGTCATTCCTGCAAAAGCTATAACAATAGCCCCTATTCCAACTGTTAATCCGAAGGCAACTAATTTAGCCGTACCAAAAGTACTTGCAAGTAAACTTAAACTTTTAATGGCTCCTCCAAAAGCAAATGTGGCTTTAAGTACCATAACAGAGGCTATAACGGAACCAATTGCAGGCAATAATACTTGAAATCCTGCTTTTATTTTATCGAAATTATTAACAAACTTTTCTACTACTCCAACTATAGCATCACCGATTTGTGGCATTTTCTTAATTAAATCTTCTACAAATCCTCTTGTCATAGGTCCTAGTCTTTGACCTACACTTATCCTTACATCATCAATAGCACTTTTTAAAATTTCAAATTGTCCTGATAAGGTATCTAACTTCATATCAGCAATTCTCTTAGCTTCTCCTTCACTTTCTGCAATAGCTGTAGTTAACTTATTAAAGTCACTTTCACTAGCATTTACTACAGCCGCCCAACCTGCCATTGCAGTACGACCAAATATAGAGGATATTGCAACACCTTTTTCAACATCTTTTAATCCTCCTAATTTCTCTCTAAGACTTCCTATTGTTCCTGCCAAGTCTAAACTTCCATTTTTATTTTTCTTTAATTCTATTCCATATTTTTTAATTGCAGATGCGGCTTCTTCTGGTGGCTTTATTAATCTAACTAGACCTCCTCTTAACGAAGTACCTGCCATACTTCCCTTGACACTTGCACTAGCCATTAGACCTGTCGCAAGAGATAAATCTTTCATAGATACTCCTAATGCTCCGCCCATAGAGCCTACGTATTTAAATGTTTCACCCATTAACTCAACACTTGTATTTGAATTAGTTATTGTTGCTGCCATCACATCAACAAATTCAGTTGTGTCATTTGCAGTCATTCCTAATGCAGTTAGTCCATCAGTCACAATGTCACTCGTTAACGCTAAGTCTGTTCCTCCTGCTGCTGCCAAGTTAAGAACGTCAGGAATTGCTTTTATCATTTGCTCGGACTTCCATCCTGCCATACCCATGTAATACATTGCGTCTCCTGCATCTTTAGCTGTAAAACTAGTTTCTCTCCCAAGCTGTCTAGCTTTTGCAGTTAAAGCTTCCATTTCTTTTCCTGTTGCTCCACTTACGGCTTGTGTATTCTTCATACTTTGTTCAAAAGTAGCAAATCCTTTTACAGCAGAACCTACACCAATTCCACCTATTAAAGCTCCTGCGGTAGTAGCCAGTCTAGCGAATTTACTAATAGCTCCACTTACAAAAGAATCTATTTTTCCTGTAAGCCCTCTAAGTGCTGAACTAGCTTCATCTCTAATCTTAACTGCTGCTTCATATCTCTTACTCACAAATTCTTGTAATTTATTTTTAGTTCGAGAAATAGTATTTATAGCTTCATCAGCTTGTGATTTTATTTTTATGATAGTATCAGCTTTTAGATTCTGAATCTTAGCTTTTACTTTATCTATTATAGAACTAGATTCATCTTGTCCTCGTATGATTACAGGAGGTACAGGCTTAGCAACTTCTTTTATCTTATTATTAACTTTGTTAACAGTAGAACTCGCATTATCTGTAGCTTTCAACCTTGCTGTTACTGTCTTTTTAGCTTTATTAACATTATTGCTAGCTCTATTGGCTACTGGACTCGCGTTATCTGTAGCTTTTATTCTAGCTGTAACAGTTTTTTTTGCTTTATTCATATTGTTATTAACTCTATTTACAACACTTGAAGCTTTATCAGTAGCTTTTATAGCAGGATTAACCTTTATCCTATTAAGTGTTTGCATCCTTTTTTCTGTCTGCTTCATGTATTTTTCCATAGCACTTAGTTTGCTTTTTGTTTCTCCGTCGCCTTTTGCACTTATGACAACATCAATATGATACATTTCCTTTTTAGCTATTTCCCTCACCTACCTTTCTGTAGATATTTATTTTTTCATAGCTTTATTCTCTTGCTCTATTTCATTTTGAGTAAATACTTTCATTAAGCGTTGAGACATTAAATTTTTCTTAACATAAACATCTGGGGGAACATGATGCTTGACAAAGATGTTATTTAAAACAGTCAGTCGTCCCCCCATTTTTATTAGTTTTTTATATCATCATCACTTATTTCATCATAAAAACCGGATAATTCTAATATTTGGTCACTTATTTTACTTAATTCTCCAGCTAAGAATTTTCTCTTTATAAATTCTCTAGCATTTGTTACTTTCATAGCATTAAGTAATTTTTGATTAGAAAAATTAGGTTTTACAGTTCCTTTTTCTATTAATGCTAGAGTAAACTCATCATCATTTAATTTTTCTTCTCTTCGCCCTTGGACCTTTACAATTTTAGTGCATTCTTTTCTTATTTTACTAATCTCTTTTTCTGTTAATGCTTTCAAAGTAATTGGTATTCCTAATCTATCTAAAAACACAGTTCTCTGAGGAACTGGTGAATCCTCCAATAGCTTTGCTATTATTTCATCCTCTTTCATCTTCAATCTATCTTCATTTGTTTCTTCTATTTCTTCATCTAAATCATTATCTTCTACTACTTCATTTTCTAACTCTCTTTTATATATCTCTGACATACTATTCCTCCAATATTTTTAATTTTAAAAAGCTACAAACAAAATTAATTGTTCATAGCTTTAAAGTACAACATTATTTTGTTTTAAAGTTCATTTAACAAATCATATCCTCTAAAACTTCCCTCTACTTCTATTTTTACAATTTCACCAGCTTTAGAATTTATAAGAGGCAATTTTTTTAATCTACAATTCTTTAATCTAATACTTTCATATCCTAATGTTTCAGAATTAGATAAATTATATATTATTTCAAAAGACCTAAATCCTAATTTTGCAAATTTTGAATCTGTCTTATATCCATTCAAGGAGAATGAACCTTTAGTAGTACCAACCCTTGATATTTCATTTTGACACCCTAACAGTTTAATACTTTGCTCATCTTGCTCAAAATCAGCTTTTATTTCTTCCATGTATAGCTCTTCTACACCATCAATAAGTATAACTACATCAGAACCATTCAGAAAACTGGCTTCTTCTATATAATCATCATTATACATAATCTATAACCTCCTTTATCCTAAGTATCCAGTACCATATATTTTTTTCATGACATCAACCTTAACAGCATCCCACTTCCAGTAAAATTCATCTGCTTTGGCAGTTGCTTGAAGCTCTGTATCTATATCAACATTAAATTCTGATATAATACCTTGACTCATCAATTCTTCAAAATATTTCTTCAATGCACATATAACAGTTGTTTGACCTGTTGCATCATTAAATATCTTACCTACAAACTCTTTTCTTTTTAATGAAGTATCTTTATTTATAGTATTAATAAACATGATATTAGAGATATATCCCATTGCTTCGTTTTTATCATCTACATATTTTTTAAATGTGTTCACATCATCAACTATAATCACATCTCCATCATCAAAATCTAAGACCAATGTACCACTTTTCAAACACTCTTTAACTTCTGATTGACTTAATCGTGGTTCTACTTCTTCAAATATAGTTTTTGCATTACATATACTACCCGTTATACCTTTACTTACAGAAAGAGCAGCAATGTAAACAGCTACTTCACTAGGTGTATATTTTATATTTTCATAATAAGCTGAGCTTCCAACGTTAACTATATTTTCATCATTGAAACTTTTTGATTTATCATTTATCTGTTTTATATTATCCTCTGTTTTTCCACCTAGAAAAAGTAGTATATCTTTTCCTAATTCTTTATTTTTAGCTACCCAAGCTTTTGTAGTTTCCTGCAATGCTTCATCAGCCACACCATCAAGTACAAAAGAGTCAAAACTATATCTTTCAAATTCTTCTAGTGCTTTTAGATAAGACTCATTAGTAATAGATGTGCAACCATCATTCCCACCCTCTAAAGCTTGATTTACTACATTTGCTAGAATTGTATCGCTATCAGCTACTTTAGTTGCAATTACATACTCATTATCTAAATTTGAGTTTATTTCTAGTACTATTTCATCTATAGTGCCTTTAATACTTGAACTAAATAACTGTTTAGTATTTTCAAAGAATATAAAGTCCTTTTTATCTGAATCTACTAAATTGGATTTTATTGTTACATTAAAGTTTCTAGCTGTTGGATACTTAGTTTCTAACTTAATTACATCTTTTGCACTATTTTCTGTAGTATCTTTTAGTGTTAATGTACCCTTCTTTTGATTTCCATCTACAAGTCTATATAGTAATAACTCTTTTACATTCCCTAACAGAGCCAATTTGCCTAGCTTGAAAGCTGAATAATTCATATCATCCCCAAATAGATTTTTAAGCTGTCTTAAATCATTTTTTATTGTTACAACCTTGCCAACGTCTCCCCAATTAGCCCTAATAGGCATTGCTAATCTACCCTTTAATCCTGTGTTTGTAGATTTTTCTGCTTGAGTCTTGAACCTGTTATAAAAACCAGGTATCTCTTTTCTTTCTTTTTCATTCCATGTACCAGTTGCCATTTTATTTCACCTCTCTTTCTAAGAAATCTTTTATTAATTTCTCAAATTCTGCTTTTGTAAGTTCTTCTTTCTTACAATTAAATAAAGCACCTGCAACTACCATTTTTCCGTAGCCAAGTGCTTCGCTATTTTTTATAAAATCACTTTTCAAATATTTTTCTTCTTGCTTACTTACATTAATCTTTTTATTATTTGTTTCAGCCAATTCTTGCACCTCCTATTTTAAATTTCCATTACCATAAATTTTATCCATAGTAGGACCTTCTCTTTTTATCTTTCCTATCATTTTAAACACAGCTGTTAATTGTCCAGTTGTAAACATATCTGATTCCCTATCCTCAACTACGCTAACAAGAGTTAAATACATATTCTTATCTTCTCTAAGTCTTACTCTTTTATCTATTATTAAGCTTGTTTCTAATGTTTCAAGAAGCTTAACTATTTCATCTTTATTTTTACTTACAACATGACATTTCATAGTTTTAGTAATCTCAATTAAATGATAGTTAATTCTTTTATTTTCAATATGTGTAGTTCGCCATAATGCACATGGAGCTATAAAGTTTTTCTTCCAATTATCTTTATAACTCTCTATTTCTAATAAATCCTTTGTGTGCCTAGATAGAGCTTCTACCCACCTATCATTAGTTGTATCTTCTTTATCTTCTAAAGCTATTACACTAAACCTTATACCTCTTGCTATAGCATCCCATTCCTCAACAACAATATCATTTTCACTTGTACCTTTATAAATGCAAGTAAAAGCTTCGTTTTCAGATTCATCAACTATAGTATTCATATCTAAGACTTCAACAACTTGTTTAGTTAATTTATCTAATTTCTTGAATGTTGTTCTACCTTCATAAATCCATACTTCTATACTTCTTTCAAAACCTATTGTTTCTCCATGGTCATTGTCTTGCCCTTGTACAACTACCATATAAGGTTTTTTAGTATCTTTGTTTGGTACATTAGGTTCATAACAACCTTTCAATTCTTTTATATTATCTATTAAGGCTTTTCTTATTCCTGCCCTCATTTAATCACTCCAATACCTAAAAATCATATTACCTATTTTACCTATATTTTTATCAATAGTTGGTTTTATAATAGGCGTTGCTTTTGTACCAGGATGTTGAACTGATTTTACAGGATGTGAAGCACCTCTCCAGTATAGGGCTTGAGCTGATTTTGGAGTAATAACATGTGGTTTTGAGCCTTCTTCAAGTATCCCTCCATATTCTGCACCATGAGATAATCTAATGATAAAATTATTTCCTCCACTAAGTGTTTTAGCATTTAAACTTTGTCTTGCATGTGATGTTCTATCTGTCCAACGTGCATTTGCTTTAGCTTCACCTTCTAGCATTGCACTTGCACTCATACAAAGTACAAGCATACCTGCTTTTTTTCTATTTATATCATTTATTGCATTTGTGAAAGCACTCATTTTAATCAATCCTTTCAAGTGAACATTGATATCCACAAAGTTCTCCTTTTACAATTTGAGGATATATATTAACTATTTTCATTCTCCCATATATGCACTCAAACTCTAAAGAATCTCTACTGTTAACCTCTAAGATAACATCATTACTTACTAACATTCCATATGTTCTAATAGAACTAAATGTACCTTGCTTTTCACTTGATATTTGCTTCTCTGCTGTCTTTTCGTTAAATATTCTAACAACACATTTTATTTCTGTTTCAGTTTCTTCAAAAGCTCCATCTATTTCGGTTTTTTTAATACTAGTTATAGTAATATTAGTGGGGTTTATATTAATAGTTCTTATTATATCTTTTCTTCTTCTATCAATATTTATCATATTTCAAATTCTGTGCTAATTCCTAACATAAAACTTCCCTTTTCTTTTTTGTTAGTACACATATCCTTAAATTTATCTGCATTTTGATAAGCTACAGATACTAGGTCTTTTATACTAGAGCTTTTATATGTTTCTTGACCCACTTTATACTCATACATTTCCCCTACTGTATTTTCATATTGTAAAGATTTTAATATCCATCCTTGAGAAGCTGCACAGTAAATACAGTCTGCTTCCTCTAAAAACAAGTTTAATTCTTCATCTGTAAATGATTTTTTATCTTTATCATTTAATAATAGTCTTAATTTTTCTATTAAATCTCTAGCTGGTGTCATATATTATCACCTCATAAAAATAACACTCTTATGAGTGTTTTATCTAAAACTTATTTCTTGTACATTTTCTTCTACTGCTGCAAAAGCACCTCTATAACAATGACCTACAATTTGATTTTCTACTAACTTACTTAAATCAGCATTTCCAACCTCTGTTGTTAAATCTCTCTTTATTAACTCTTTAAATCCTCGCTTAGGTCTTATCAAATATCCTTTGCCTGGTGTAACACCTTTGTAAGAATATGTTTTTTTACCAACAGTAACCTCCCACCCATCATAATAAATTACTGTTGATATATTTTTTATAGATGGATACATGCTTCCGTTTAATAAATGTCCTCCATTTAACGCCATTTCTATTTCAATTTGGTCAGCACTAGAAGCCATTAATATATTACCTTGTCTTTTTGCTATAACTGTATCTTTTTGTGCTTGTGTTAATGTTCTCCAAATTCCTAGCCATATTGGGTCATTAGTTTCACCTTTAAAAGCTGTCTTATTAGAAGCTTTATAATTAAAATTTATTATTGGGCTTAGATGTATGTGGTTTAACAAGGCATTGTAACTCTCACCAATTGATTTATTTAATATTTCAACACTAAATGTTTGGTTAAAATCCTTCATTTCTTTTGTATACTCAAAACCAGTTGCATAAGTTTGTATCCTTGCAACTGGACCATTTTCTGCATTTATTGTACCGAATTTAATTTCTTCACCTTCTATATGCTCTAGGAATACACAGTTACCTTGTAAAGCCCACTTAGCATCCATAACTTGTGGTAAATTAGAATCTGCTATACTGTCATAGATTGGTTTATATAATAGTTGTACTTGCTCTCTGCCTAGTTCAACATCTAATACAACTTTTCTTAATAACTCTTTTAAATTTGAAGTCGAGCTAAAAGTCATCATTTCACCAAGTGGCTTATTTAACTCCAAGGTTTCCATTTCTCCATTTGATATTTTCTTTGTTACATATTCCATTTCACCATTTACTATAAATGGTATATCTTCTTGTAAAGTTTCTTTTCTTTTTTGTTCCAGCAAATTTTCCTGACTAATTACTTTAAATGCCATATATTTATCACTCCTTTTCTATTGTTGAGGTAATAATATAAACCAAATTACATTATTACTGTCTTTCCCATCTGTTACTCTACCAACTAGCCTATTACTTGCAGATGTAGTAGTAAATTTCTTAGCTGTATTATCCCAATAAATCAATTTCCCTGCCTCAAAAGCTTCTGATGTAACAATATTATCCGTTTCGTATTCAGCTTGCTCTATTTGCAAAGTAACTTCATCGCCTTTTTCTCCGTCTTGCATAGCGACTCCAAAGAATCCATTTATAAGATAAAATTGTTGTGTTTTAGTGCTTTCACCTTCTGAAAGAATAACTCTTACAGATTTCCCATCACTTATTTTTGCTCTTGTTATCTGTGTTATTGTGCTTGGCGTTGGTTGACCTTTAAATGCCATATAAACATCACTCCTTTATATTCTATTTTTCTTAGTTGTTAAACTTCCATTATTGCTAGAGTTTAATAATCCTGTTGTTGTTGGATTATCTTTATACATATTAGACATTGTATTTTTTACAAACTCATCATTTAATATATTTTCTATTTCTCCTGTTATTACTTCTTCACTTGAGCCTTCCTCAACATTTAACATTTTCTTAACTAATGTTTGAGCTATTTCACCTGACACTTTATCTTTAATTACTTTATTAACTATACAGTTCCAAGCTTCCTTTTTCTCATTTTCTAAAGCTTTTGAAGCCTTTTTTGCCACTTCAACTGTGTCCATCTCTCCTACTATTCCAAGTACTTTTTTCACTTCTCTTAATTCTTTTTCTGCTTTTAATGAACTTTTTACATCTTCCATCTCTCCTGTCACAATTTCCTTAGTTAAGCCTATTCCTTGTATGACCTCTGAATATGATATTTCACCAGTTTGCAGTAATCCTTTGACATTTTTTATTAACTCTTTTCCTTCCAATTTGTTTTCCTCTCCTTTCATTTCTCCTTTAGCTTCATAGCTTATTTTCTTTATTACTTCAATTTCTTCACCTAGATTTATTTTATTTTCAACTATAGTAAATGGTATACTATAAAGCTTGCATAATCCATTTTGCTCCAACTCATATATGACAGTATTGTTATCATATCTTATGTTTTGTATATAGAGATATGAATTATTATCATTAATAGAAAACTTAGCTTTTAAAGCTTCTCTTAAATCTATTCTTAAAGCTTCAAAAGTTCCATCTAACTGTTCGCCATTAGGACTCATTTCCATACCTACAATACTTGTTGGCATACCTGGTCTATGTAGAGGAGTCCAATCAATAGATAGTGGCTCATATCCTATAACATTCATTTCGCCTTTAGCACTCTTTTTAAGTTTTGGATAACCAAATATACTAACTTCTTTTATCCTTTTAGTTCTAATCCATCTTTTTAAATTTGTTGCATCAGCATCAATCAGCCCTCTGAAATAAGCTTTATCCCCTTTCATTTCTGCACCTATCCAATGCGTTACAGGTAGTGCAAATTCAGTTGATATATTTTCAGCTTTTTGATGTCCTAAAAAGCCATTAAGAGTATTTTCATTAGTGTAATCTACAATATCTTTCAAGCTTTTAGCAGTATAATTCCATCCCCTTTTAGATTTTGTAGCTGGTATCTCAACAACTACCTCAAGAGGGTCATCATCTATAGATTTTAAAGCTTCTATGTCTATATCTTTAGCTAAAGGAATATCAGAAGGTTTTATACTAGATATTAACGCATTCATTGAGTCCATTTCTCCAGTTATTACATTCATTTAATCACCACCTTTCAATTTAAAAATTCAAATTTCCATACACCTCTTGATACCACATTTCAAGAGGTACATCATTCATAGGATTTTTAATCCAATTTTTCAACCTTCCAACTAATATATCTAATGGTTGAACTACAGTAAGCATAATACACAAACAATGAGGGTGGAATGGATATACAGGAGCTTCATTTATAGGATAAACACCTTTACCCAAACCAAAATTATCCTCTCCACATATTTCGTCACATATATCTGTGTGAGGATGTGCCATGGACAACATAAACTGAATACCTATGGTTGCAGGGTTAATCATTGCAGAAGCTAAAACCCCATCACCATAAGCTGATGTCATTTCAGTTCTTGCCAATCTTAAAGCTTCATAACTTATATTTTGAGGTACTCTATTTCCTATTCTTTTTATCATATTTGGATATTCATCAACTAAAGTTTTCTTACCTTTTAAAACATATTTGTCTAACATCTTAGCTGTTTTAACACAGTCTTGACCTTCTGTTACTGCTGTTTGTAATATAACTTTCATATCTTCTCTGTACTTCTTACACTTAGACCAAATTCTATCAGATAAAAATAAACCATCCTTAACCCTTGTATAATAAGCTTCTACAGTTCTTATATTAATATCATAGAAAGCTTTTTGTATCATAGTTTTAGTTACTTTAGTTATTTGAGCTGTCTCAACTGCATTAATTAAAATATTTTTAGAGTAACTAGTAGCTGTTTCAACATTTTTATTTAAGTATTCATCAAAATTAAATACTAGTTGTTCATTTAATATTTTTATTTCTTGTGTTAATTGTTTTAGTATCTGTTTTAACCTAACTTTGTTAAAGTCTGAAAGATTTCCTTTTCTTATTTCTTTTGTAATATTTCTTGTTATGTTAATATACATTGTTCTTATTTCATCATCTTGCTTGAGCCTTAAATCTATAAATTTTTTTCTAGCTTCTAATGCCCATTTCTTGTACTCCCCTGCAACAGTTATTAATTCCGAAGTACTTTTATCCATTGCCATTATTATCCTTTATTTTATTTATTTCCTTCTCAATTTCATTTGACTCATCATTTAAACCTTGAGAGTCATCTAATCTGTATTTTAACATCTTGGTTTTTATTATCTTTTCTCTTTCTCCAACTATTTCAGGGTCATCACTTATATAATTGCTCATTGTATCTATATACTGTGCTAAAAAGTTTACTGTTGATTCTTCACTAATAAATCCACCCTCTAAAGCTTTATCTAATGCACTACATACTTTTTCTAGTGTTTCAGCTAATTCTTTATCATCTCGTGGATTTACTTCATCCCAACCTATAGTCACATCATAAGATGAATATTTCATACCACTAGAATTAGAACTCATTATTAAAACCATTCTTGCAAGTAATTGCCAGCTATTTGTAAATTGTTCTCTTTTTCTTCTTATCTTATTTACCATAATAGGCATTTGTTCTTTTACAGAAGCTAAAGCACTAGGTGTATGTACTCCAAATATAAACTCGGGTGTTTCAGATACATCTACTATGCAATAAAAAAGAAGCTTTAAAAGCTCCTTAGCATCACCTATGGCTGATTTTACTTCTACAAACTCAGCTTCTTCATCTTTGTTTAAGAATAGTATTTCATGCCCATCAAGATTTATCTTTCCACCTTCTTTGGCAAATTTAACTGGGTCTTCAACACCAAAATTGTGTGCTAAAAAACTTGCAACATCAGTTAATTTCAACTTTAGTTTTGGAGTAGAGTGCATTTTGCTACCTTTTAACGCATGTAACATAACATCATGATAAGCTTTTAAAAGAGGTTCTATTGGTTCTATATCACTTTGCCCATATTTCAATGTTTCATCAGCTTCATTTTTAAAATGTATTATTGGTATAAAACCCCATACATTAGGCGTTTCCCCTTCTTCTAAACCTTCTATCTTATCACCTTCAACCTCAACAAATCTACTTTCAGCAGTTATTATTTGTTTTACCTTAGCCTTTCTCTTGTTTTCTCCTAAGTCAGTCCATTCATTTTGACTTTCTAATATATAAGCTATAGGCTCTTTTGTTGTAGGGTCTAATATTATTTCTTTCACTTCTTCGGGTGATATGAAGTTATATATTAATCTAACTTTTTTATCGGGATATAAAGGATTTTCTCTTTCTTCTCTAGTTATCCAAATATAACAATCACCTTGCTTTAAACTATCTGTATGTGTTTTTAACATTTTAGATGTGTTATCTAAAACAAATTCATCTAATATATATTGAGCTTCTTCATCTTCTATTTGAAAATGAGGTACACCCATAAAACCAGTTGTTGAATTGACAATCGGTCTAACAAAACTAGAACCTAACTTGTAATTAGCATTTTTATTTTGATACAGTTCTCTTGCTAACTCATAATCAACTCTAGAATCGTCTAATTTATATACGCCAATGTTTCCACTAGACATACGCATAATCTCTCCTGCAGGTCTTTTAAATAGCTTTTTTACATAAGATATTATCCCCATACACTACCCCCTTTCAGTAAAGATAAATCAGTATTGTTATTTTCTGCAAACGAATATATTACTGCATCAGCTCTATCGGGTGATTCTCCAATTCTTTTTTTCATTTCCTTTTTACTTTCTATTTGTATTTTCCCTTTTGAATCTACTGTATATTTTCTATTTGATAGTTGTTTAATAAGTTTATCATCATTAGGAAGCTGTATTATAGCTTCTTTATTTTGTATAAAACTACTTAAATTTGCATCTAATTCCTCCCTCATGTTATCCCACATTTCAGAAGCTTTATTATAGTACTTATCTTTTTCTATAGCACTAGAACCATTTTGAATAGGTATAACTTCATATTTAAGTCTTTCATGTCTTATAACTTCTTTTAATCTATCTGTTACACCTGCACCTAAGCCATCATCATCCGTTTTTATTTTTACTCTGTTAATTTGATGATACATATTTTTAAATTTATCAACTGCTCTTAATATATTTCCTACTGTTTCCATTGTATCTTTTTTTGAATAAGTTAATAAATCAAATACTTTCCCACCTATTCTTGGAGCTATTATGGTTTCATCATCACCATATCTTGCTATATCCGCCCCTATATTTAATATATAGTCATTAGATATATTCACTTCTCTTATTGTGCTTGTTTCAACAGCTTCTAAAGATATTAAAGAATCACTTTCACCTTTTGGAAACTCTCCAAGTACTCTGACACGCCAAGGGTCAGAACCTTCATGGTACTTTCTTTTTAGCATTTCAATATTATCTTTTGATGTTCTAGGGCTGTCTAAAGAAGATACTTTAAATGTTTTATATAAATCTCTGTCTCTATTATGGCTATCGTAAAACGTTCCACTCGTTCTAGTTGGGTTTCCGCATAAAAGAAGCTTATTTTCTGCACCTGATAATGTTCCCAATATAGCTTCCATAATGGGGTCAGCAACTCCCGAAGCTTCATCAACAACAAATAACATATAATCTTCATGAAAACCTTGCATATTCTCGGGCTTTACTGCTGTTCTAGCTGTAGCCCACCATCTTTCTTCAAAGCCTTTCATATACACTTTTGTTTTAGTCCACTCAAGTAGCTTCTCAACCTTGCTATTACTTAGCCATTTAGCTATTTCAGCCCATAGTACGTCATATAATTGTTGTCGTGTTGGAGCTGTAGCAACTACTTTCGGAAAAGGTCTAGTGCTTAAATACCATACAGTTGCAATGCTTTCTAATCCAGTTTTACCTACTCCTTGACCACTTCTAATAGATACTTTTGGGGTTTGAGCTAAAGCCATCAGAACATCAGATTGCCACTTGTCAGCTTTAAAATTTAACATATCCTCTGCAAACCAAACAGGATTATCCCAATAACAATCTAATAGTGTCAATAAAGCTTTATCCATTGTTAACACCACGTTTCATTGCAATATTTTGTATAGCTTCAACCCAAATTTTTGAATCATCTCCAGTATCACTTTTCTTTAGGTTATCAACTTCACATTTTAACTTTTCAACTCTATTTTTCTGCTCCTCTGTAGCTAAATTCCAATCCTTATGAATCATTTCATCATACTGTTTAATTAAACTCCTTAACTCACTCATAGCCCTACTCTGTGCATTAAGAAAAGATGCTTGCCTATCCCATGCAAATTGAAATTCATACTCTATCTTCTCACCATTTTCTGTGCTTTCATGTTTCTTTAACTCCTTAATCATTTCTTCCTTGTCTTTAACATACATTATCTTTTGTGCTCTTATTATTGCTGCATATTGAATTGTTATCTGTTCCCAAAGAATATCAAATTTATCTTTTATAGATATTTCTTGTATTAATTCCCTAGTTTCTTCAGGTAGATATTTTGAGAAGAAACCAAACTTTTCAGCATTTTTATTTCCAGGAGGACCAGTGGCATTTTTATTACCTATGGGTGCACCTCTTTTATTTTTAGGTGCACCCTTCTTTTTCTCACTAGCCCAATTGTATCTTTTTATCCATGACTTTAAAGTGTTTAAACTAATGTCATACTTTGCTGATATTTCCTTTTGTTTCATACCTTTTATGTAATCTTGTTTTACCTTTTCTTTGACATCTTGCACATCACCACCTCGTTTGTTTGTCGTTTTGGGAATTAAAAAAGACCCTCCATCAAGACAGTCCCTTAAATCATTTCTATTAATTCCTTAATCTTTTTATATACCTCTTTATAATTCATATCTTTATCTATTAACTTAGGTAATTTCATAGATATAATTCTTTCAAGTGCTTGTATATCAAATAGTTCGCTTTGATTTAACTCATCTCTTTTCACACCTTTTGGAATACCTAATTTTTTTCTTACAAGTTCAGTAAAATGTTTATAATACATCTGAGGTTTATTGCTACCTTGACTAGTAGCATAATATACAAACTCTTGTATTTCATCTGTAAAATCTTTTCTTACTTTTTTGCCTTCTGTCCTTATATCCAGCCATTCCTGGTCTTTTTCTGTAGCAATATAATAACCATGTATTCTAATTTGTTTAAGTGTTTTTGTAACCCATTTTGTAAATAACTTTGCTTCTGGTTTATTACTTCTAAATGACATATTGTACACAGCTTCTTCTGTAACAAAAGTAGTACCGAAGTTAGGCAATTTATCTTTAAAGTTTCTAGTGTAGGAATCTCCGACAGTAGACTCATTAAATTTCTTTTTATATTCTCTATCTATATTTCTTAATGTATCACGAATATTTACTATGCCTAGTTCCTCTCCTACGTCATTTGCATTAAACCAAACTTCTTCTCCATTTTTGGACCACATTACTTTTACATTTTTCTCTTGTAAAATTTTCAACATACTACTACCTCCTGTTTTTATTTTCGACCCCTCAATTTGAGCCATCGAAAATATTAAATATTCGACTTTAGACATGCATGACATGCATATCTGAATAGTGCATGCCGTGCATTTTTAATAAATTTTTGTATTAAAAAAGACCTAGAAGTTAATCTAAGCCTTTTTAATGGGGGATACATATTATTAAAGGGAGCAAGTTCCAGGAATCGAACCTAGATTAAACCAGTACTTGCATGGTGAGTGAGGTTACCAAGCCCCACTCGGTTTTTAGACTTCTGAATTAAGATACAAAATTGTATGAGATTTTAATCTTAATTCAACTACTACATATAGTGTATTAATAGGTTTTGAACATAGTTAGAATTGAACTTACAGCGTCCTCACGCCCTGCCTAGTCTGTTCATATTGCTAGATTAGCCCTTTAAACTAACCTAGCAATTATTTAGTTTTGAGAGGGAAATCTTTATTTCCACGATATTATTATCTCATGCTTTTTTAATCAAAAAGGGGAGAAAGTAGGGAATAAAGTGGGAATTTCTGGGGAAAAACTGGGGAATTTTCTAATTTTTAAATAATGGTAGTTCATTTTCCTTAATTCTTGGATAAAGCATATCCATAATTTTATACACTAATCTTTCCCTCACACATCTACATGTTTTTCTATCTGAGTTCATCTCTAAGGATATATAAACCATACTATTTTTCATTCTGCTATTGTAAAACAGTTTAAAAAAATGTTCTTCTCTTATATCTAAGCATGTAAGTGCATTTTCTATTTTCTTCTTTTCAATTTCCTTATCTTTTTTCAGTTTTTTCAATCTAGTAATATCTCTTTCTTTTTTTATAATCTCATTCTCCACACTTGAATTAAAAGCATATGTTGGACTTACTTTTTCATCATATCCAACAGCCTTACACCCAAATATCTCATTTTCTCTACTTTCTATATCTAATTCAAGATTTTTAATTTCTGCACTTAAAAATTTATAATGATGTAGTCTACCTTCTACTTTTTTAAATAGTTCTTTTTTATTGATATTATTATCCATACTTCCACACTCCTGTTTATGTTATAATAATCTTGGATAAAAGCTTTATATTTTTGACAAGTGGAGTGTGAAAGCACTCCTTTTTTCTTTTTATTAACAGAAATTATCTTTTTCAAAGAAACTAATTTGATTTGTTTTTCTCTCAGATTTTATAATTCTGATTGATTCATCTATTAAGTTTAATGAATTAAGTAATACATCTTTCGGGATATCCTCCCATTTGTCAGCACCTAATACCAATAGAGTTCTTTTCTTAACTAATTCAAATTCTTCATTAACTTTTGATATACCTAGTCTTTCTTTTATATAAGAAGATATATCATATTTAGTTTTAGAGGTTGGTCTATAATATTCTGAACACTCTTTTTTAAGTTGCTCTATTTGGATATTATGTTTAACTTCCATCTTAAGTAATGATTCATTCACAATAGTATTAATTTGACTAAGCTGTGAATTTGATAAGGTTCTATTTAGTAACTTTTCTAATCTTATAAAATATCTTCTTATTTCTCTTCCTTTATTATTGTTTTGTACCATAGCAAGTTCTTTTGCTACATCAAGCTTCAATACATATTCTTTTGAAGGTCTCCCACCAGTTGAGTTTTTCATATTTTTGTGAAAAACTGAATAATCCTCATTTTCCTTAAACCCATATTGTTTAATTCTATCTTCAATCCAGTCTATAAACTGTCTCTTAACTTCTAAATTATTATGTAGTTCTCTTGCAAAAACTATTTTCTCTCCTGTATCAGTTTCATAAACTGTAACTAAATCATCTGCTACAACTCTTAAATTTTCATTTGTCATAATCTCATTCATATTTATAGTCCTCCTTAAATAATATCTTCTAATATAACCTCAACCCTTGGCTTATCACTATAGTATTTACTAGCTACAACCTCAACAATCTGTGTATCATCTTTATAAGCTATCTCATTGAGTGAATCAGCTATAATCTTAACAACATTGTCAATATCGGGTTTTTTACTAGGTCTTAACACATTATTTCTTTTCTGCTCCTTAACCTTTTTACTGTTACTTTTAGCTATAGAGTAATAACATCTTAAAGTCATTTTTATATAACCAGTAAAACGATACTTCACTTTAGATTGATACAGCCATTTTATTAACTCCTCATAATCTCTAGTTTTATTAGGTGTATAGATCCTTTTAGTTATAGAGTTCATTCTAGGTCTTTCTTTGCCAACTGGTTCTCCATCTATTACAAGAAAAACTTTCATTTTTTCACCTTCTTAGCCTTCTTCCTACATTCTTTACAACAATAAACATCCTTAGATTTTTCTTCAAGATAAAATAACTTACCACACCAACTGCATCTTCTTCGTTTCATAAGCTCACTTCCTATTTAGCGTAAATCTTCTAGCTCTAAGTGAGAGTTTATTTTTGTTAGTTCTTCTTCTAGAACTTCCAAACACTTATTTTTATTTTTTAAAATACTATTTGTAGAACGGCATTTTACTGTAATACCAGTTGGAATATGAGTAACTTCAACAGAATAATCTTTACTTTTCACCATTTTCAAATCTTTAGGATGTATAGTATATCCGTTTTCTAATTCATATAGCTCATTTTTACCTTCAAGATAGCTTTCGCATTCTTTGAAGTTATTAATTTCAATTCTTTCAAGCATACACATATCTTCAAAGTAGTTTTTACAATTATAATTTTCACAATATATATTAGCCATTTAACGCACTCCTTTTATAAGTCAAGCCTATAACATTCTAGTTTCATTCACAAACTTACCTTGACTATTTTATTCTATTTACTTCTTAATTTCTTATAGTTCTCTTCACATACTTTATCCATATTTTCTTTGTATTTGCATCCTATACACACATTACAAGTTATAAGGTTATTGCTAATTACAAAGTCATAGTTGACACATCTTTCATCACACTTTTTATGAATTAATCTTTTTTTCATTTTAATTCTTTTATTCATATTTAACCCTCCCTTAGCTTCTCAATTATCTCAATTTCATCATCTGAAAATACCATACAGGCTTCCCCATCACAATTACCATTTTCCCAATCTTTTTTAAATCGTTCATATTCATTTATATAACATCCAGTATATTCATCCTGCTCTAAAAGATAATGTGCTTCCATTATTATTTTTCTATCTTCTTCATTGTAATTAGCTAGACAATATTCATCTCCAAATTTAACTACTATTACTTTTAAATCATCAATCAAGTTATAGTATTTCAGAGTATTTTTTAATCCTTTTTCTGAATACTCAAAGTCTACGCTTTGATTTCTTACCTGCTCCAATGTTCTTTTAGTCTTTATTTTCACTTTATAGATGTTAAACATAATTTACAATCTCCTTCTCCAGCCAATTTTTATTATTTAATATTTAGGAAATTCTCCATAAGTCGTAGCAAGACATTCAATTCTCCACTCTGGTATAACCCATGTTGTATCGTTATCACCTACATATGCTTTTACTTTATAAAGCGGGGTATTTCTTTTTCTAAATTTCGTACTATAACATTTTTCTAAAATTTCACAACCAACCATTCTGTTATAGTAACAGTTTATTTGATGATATATAATCTTTTCCCCTACAGAATATTTATATTTTAGATTATTTATAGATTTTTTATATATGCGATTTTTCACATAATTTGCTAATATACAAATAATTATTAGCAGTATAGTCAATAAAAAAATCTTCATAAGTTATTCCTCCTAACTAGTTTAAATTTACATCCTCTTATTATTTACTTCTCCTTCTCTAGCCAATAGTCACATGAGTACCTACTTTTCCTCATAAAATGTTACATTCTTAATAACTATATCTATAGACCCATTTTGATTTTGTCTTACTGTATATTTCATTGGGTCCTCAAAATCAGTTAAGTTACCTTTTATTTCAAAGCCATTGTCAGTTTTTATATTTCTCTTTTTAAGCTTTTTATCAACCCATTTTTTATCTATACTAAATCCTTCAACAAGACCTTTTTCTTCCATATGTTCTTTAAAACTATCTTTTAACTTATCATCTTTAATTGTTTTATCAACAAAATCATTTATATCAATTTCATGCTTTTCTCTCAAAGTATAATTTAATATACTTCTTACATCCTCTGCTTGTTTTATATCATTACTAAGAGCATTAGTTATCCAATTCTCAGCTGTATTTTTGAACTTCTTAGTCTTATACTTATCATCTTTTATCTTAGTGGCATTTAAGAACTCTGTAACAAACTTAGAATTAGCTTCTTCCTTCTCTGCATCCTTGTCTAAAACCCTAAGATGATATTTGTCATTCATTCCACTCAATCCAACCAAAGCAGCAATTTTAACCGTCTTAGTCTCTTGTATATTAATTTCATTTTTAGACATCTGTATATTAAATTTATCATCTTTAAACTCAATTGAATGAGTATACGAATTATTGTAATCAAGCTTTAATATAGCAACTTTCTTTTCATCTTTTTGAGAGTATAAACAAATTGCTAAGTCGCAAGATTCTAATGTAGCATTCAATTTCATAACATCAAATAAATAAGCTGCAATCTCTTTAGAGTTATTTAAAAATGAACTTTCATCATAAATAATTTGTTCACAACACTTCTTAATTAGATTGTTACTATAGTTATTAAATACTGCTGTTCTGATGTCATTATCTCTTGATACTTTGCTTATTTTCTTTTGAAAAAATAGGACCATATCTTGATTAACCCTACCTTCAAAATCATTCAATATTGGTGTATCACTATTCTTATCTAAAACATGTATTATAAATTTGTGTATTATCATAATTCCACCCCTTATAAATTTTCAAAACGTTCTATAATCTTCTCGCTTATAGTATTTTTTATAACTTCATCTACCTTATCTATAGTTATTAGTACTATATTTTCATCTTTAGCCAATGCCTTTGCTTTCTTTCTTAAAGCTTCTTTACTTCCATATGTATAATGTATTTTTCTATTTTCTAACGATAATCCTATTTGCCATCTTAATATATATTCATACATTTATCCCACCCCTTATTTTCATTTTTGAGAGTTACAAAACACTTCAAAAATATTCATACTAAAAGACATTTTGCAACTTTTAGCCCATTCTTTTTGCTATTTCATATACAACATTTGCAGTAACAGCATTTCCTGCTTGCTTATACAGTTGACTATCTGAGCATACACTTGCTGCTCTTTCGTAATATTTATCCGGAAATCCTTGCAACCTAAAGCATTCCTTTGGTGTTAACCTTCTTATATCTCCATTTTTCAAAATTCCATGTTTATCTTGAGCTGTCAATGTGAACATTGTTTCTCCGCTTTCTTTAATTCTACGACCATTTTGTCTTTTATTTACCCTATCGGGCGTTAAAACTGCATTAACTAAAACTCCACTATTATCACAATTTCTATTTGTCACACCTGCATTATATTTTGCTTTAAGGCATCTAGCATTTATTGTTACTTTAGAGTTTTTATTTAAGTCTATAAAGTATAGACCTGTTTTAGCACCTCCACCTCCTGCCTGACTTCTAATACATCTAGCAATTCCAACTGCATCATAAATTCTATTTGTACTATGAGTTGGATTATTTAGTTGCTCAAGATTTTTTCCACTTTTTCTTTCGATAGGAAATACTTTTCGTGTACTTCGTCCTCTAAAATGTCCAACAATGAATATTCGTTCTCTATTTTGGGGTACTCCGAAGTTTTTAGAATTAAGAACTTGCCACTCTGCATCATAGCCGATTTCATCCAGTTCAACGAGAACTTTGAGGAAATCAAATCCTCCATTAACACTAAGTAGATTTTTAACGTTTTCAATAAGTAAATACTTGGGTCTATCTTCTTCTTTGAGTTCTCTAATAAGTTTTGTAACTGTAAAAAATAAACTTGAACGTTCTCCTCTGAATCCAAATTGTTTCCCTGCAACAGAAATGTCTTGACATGGGAATCCAAAACACCAGACATCTGCTCTTGGGATATTTTCTGTTCTAATTTCTCTAATATCTCTTTCAAACCATTCATCCTCCTTCGGTTTGTGCATGGCATTATAACTTAAATTTGCGAATTTATCATATTCGCAATGTCCCAAACATTTATGTCCTGCTTTTTCCATCCCTAGCCTAAAGCCACCTATCCCTGCGAATAAATCTAAAAATGTAAGCAATACAACGCCTCCTTATTTTCATTTTTGAGAGTCACAAAACACTTCAACAATAATTTATACTAAAAGATATTTTGTAACTCTCTAAACTGTCTTAATTAGATATTTTCACTTATATTTCTTCTAACATTTCCTCGAGTTTATTTTTTAATAAATCATATTTTTCTTTAGTTTCTAAATCTAATATTCTAACTCTTCCTCGCTCTGCTATAATAGCTATATTTGAACTTTCACATATCATCTGTATATAATTTACAGAAGCATTTATCATTTCTAATCTATCATCCATTCTTATACACCTCTTTTATTGTCGCAATTTTCACACTCTTTTAGATTCAATCTATACTCATAAACTCTACCAGTTATAAAACTTCCTATTACTAATATCGCACTAGCTAAGATATTCATTTTCAAGACTCTCCTTACGTTCTAAGAACTCTGTTCTGACTTCCTCTAAATTCTCATATTCATTACCAATTACTTTGTAATCTCTACTATGATATATTTCTGTTTTATTTATAAGCTCTATCCATTCTCCTTCAAACTTCTTTAAATAATGCCATTCCAAATATAACTTAATACTATTAAAATCTCTTTTTACAACTCCATATTGGCTTGTATCACTAGAATTATCATATCCTTTCAATATATCCCCTTCACAAATTTCTTGATTGTTTCTAGCCCATTCTCCAGAGCATACCCCAACATTAGAGACTTTCTGCCATTTGCAACCCTCTGTCAACATAACTAAACATTCAAGTATATTACTCCACATTATTGTTGCTGAATAAATCCACTTTTCGTTCTCAAAATCATAACCTCTGTACTTAATTAAACTCACTTTTAATCATCTCCTCATATTCTTCTCTAGCCTTATCTATAGCAATAAATATGTCCTCTCCATTGTCATACAACTCTTTTGCTCTTTTAATTGTGTATTCAGTCCTTGAAACTTCCATTATTCCTCCTTAATATATTCAGCTTTCCAGCCACTTCTTGTTTTAGTTTTCTTTTTAATTGTTTGGTAAACTGCCTGACTCTGTAGTCTTAAAAAACACGCTGCACTATCTATAGAATCAAATATTTTTTCTTCACCAGTTTTGGCATTAATCAACTTTACCTTTGAACCTTTCTTTTTCTTTTTTCTATTTTTATCAACATTAAACTCTATTAGCATTTTTTCAGAAGTTGGAAATACAAGCTCTCCATTTTTTCTTACTCCATAAACACAACAATATAGTGCTAAGTAGTTTCTAAGAGTCAAATCATCTTCAAATATGTTATCTGCAACAGAACCATTAAAATATTTTTCAACCTTTAACATTTCAGCTCCCTCCTTATTCAACTGGCATTTCAAACACTTTTTCTTTGTTGCATCTAACCCCGTCTTTATTTATAATGTCAAACTTAGTTCCTGCAATAATAGCCTCCTGTATTCTGTTTAATACTTCAATAGCTCTTTCATTACTTTCATATACACCTATTCGTTTGACATCATCTTCAAATATTACAAATACTTGTTTATCGTATATTTCAACTCTGTTAACTCTCATTAAATCTAATCTATCTTGACTTCTAATTATTATCATTCCTAATACCCCCATCATCATTTTTCTTGTTATAATTTTTAAGACTTTCCGCATTTCAAGCCACAATATATCTCTCAATAAAGAATCCCATCCAGATATTATTGTAAAAGTCCCTTCATATTTTACTCTCTCAAACGGATTGTCTATTTCTGTACCCTCGAATGTTACTTCTTCAATTCTTGTATCATTTATCTCAAAACTTCCCTTATCGCATTCTAAGAACACTTTCTCACACTCATATTTCACTCTTAGACCTCCAATATTTTTCAACTCCTAGGAAGTAATATTGTATAATCACTCCCTAGACTATTTAACTTAATTAAAAAGGTATATCGTCATCATCTATTGCTTGAAAACCTTGTGGGTCTAATCCTGGTGGTACATATTCTTGTTTAGCATTATTATCATTTTTACTAGAAAGTAGTTCTAAAGCATTTACATTAACCTTAGTAATAGATTTCCAGCAACCATTTTCATCTTTGTAATTATATATATTTAACTCTCCAACAGCATAAACAGGCTTAGCTTTAACAAGATATTGCACTAGATTCTCTACATGTTTTCCTAATTGCTCACATTGAATAAAATCAGTTATTTTATTTCCATTTTTATCTTTAAACCTTCTATCTACTGCCATTGAAAAGGTTATTTTTGGAGTACCTGAATTTGGAAGGTACTTCAATTCTGCATCTGCAACTAATCTTCCAACTAAAGTTATTGTATTCATTTAACTAGCCCCCTTCTATTTTTCTTCCTGTTCTTCTGTATACTCAACAAAGTAAGTATAAGTTGTCTTGCTATTTTGCTTCTCTCTAGCAACCTTTACTGTATATCCAGCTTTCCCAAGTAATCTTAATAACTCCAATCTATCTTGTTCATTTAAAGAACCACTTCTTTGTGCATATATTCTCGCCATTTTATACCTCCCCTTTTCTAGGAAGCAATATATTGATATTTACTTCCTAGAAGTTTAATTTTATTTAAATTTAACCTTTTGGCTTTTCTTAATTATGTCATCTAGTTCGTCAGGTGAATATTGAGTAAATGTTTCATTGAAGTTATGAAACTTATTTTTACTCACATTAGGAGTATTCACAGCTTTACTATTAGACTGCTTCTTATCCTGTTTATTCTTTTTCTTCCTCTCAAACTCATTTTGATACTCTGTAAGTTCTAAATTAGTTTTTACACCTGCTTCTATCCAATTATTTAATATTGTCTTTACATACTTATAATTCTTAACTCCATTTGCTATTGCTTCATCAATAGCTCTTATAATTACATCAGCTTCCATTCCATCATCTAAGTAACTCATTAACTCTATAAAGTTATTAGGAGTAATCACACCTATATATTTTTCAAAGTATTTTTTTATGTAGGTGGTTTTGTCTTTATTGGATTGTTCATTAATAACAATAGTAGTAATATCATTATTTACTTTAAAGTCATTACTTACTACTTCCGTGTTTTCCGGTTTCCGAGAAACCCGGTTTCCGGGAAATCCGGTTTCCGGGAAATCAGTTTTTCGGGATTTTAGCTTCTGAGGATTTTCAAGTGGTATCTCATATACTTGATAATCATATCCTCCAAGCATCTTATTAGTATTAGAATCTCGACAAGGTGTTCTTGTTATATATCCATTTTCTATGAGCTCCCTTAAAATATTTGCTGTAGCATCCCTCCCATTTTTACTTCTTTTATATAAATCATTAACATAGATTTTCCAGTGGTCGGGCTTACTAATCAGATATGAATGTAAACCTTTTGCTTGCCAGCTTAATTTCACATCTTCCAAACAAGTTTTATTTAAAACTACATATGGATTATCTTTGTCTTTGCTTACTCTTATAATCCCCAATACTATCACCTACTCTTGTTTTTGCTTCTCTAAAATGCTCTTATATCCATTTAAAACTTTCTCATACTCCTGCTTAGTCAAATCTACTGCTAACTTTCCAAACTTCTTATATACTTCACTATCAACTCTATTTTTATCTTTTTCTATAGATTCTCCTAGCGAATATAGTATATTTAATTCGCTCTCATTAACTTCTTTTTTTTTCTGCTCATTTCCATGTTTATTTGTTGCATCACTATCTTTTGTATCATCAATACAAAATAATCCATTTAAAGCATACTTTCTTGCATAACTTGATACACTTCCAGTTACTTGTGCTAAATCCATACCTTTTTTAGTTTCATCTTCTCTAGCTAATGCTTTTACAGATATTTTTTCTCCTGTTTCTGCATCTATTAAAGTTGCTGTAGCTTCTACATAAAATCTATTTCCTATCTGAACAATATTATCATCCAATACAACCAATGCTTTTTCTTCTTTTAGAATAGGCTTTAAACCTTCTAGTATATCCTCACAACTCCTATAGTTGTATTTACCAAAGCTATTAAATTGACTTTTAGGAGCTTTTAAAGTACTCTGTATATTTACAAGTTTTATATAAACATTATTAGTTTCCATGGTCCTCACCTACTCTTTTTTAGCTTTTGGAATTGTTAGTGTAGTTCCATATTCAATCCTACAACCTTCAACCTCATGACCTTTTTTAATAAAGTCTTTAATAGTGTTCTTATCTACTTTTACAACTTGCTCAACTGTTTTATATATAGCAGGTATCTTTTCTTCATCTTCTATGACTAAGCTACCTGCCGACTTTCTTATACTTATATTTCCTAAAATTGTTTCTACTTTTTTAGTCTCAAGTAATTCCATACAGTCTTTTATATTGCTTTTTAATTTATCAAGAGTATTCTTTTTGGCCCTTTTTAACTCTTGCAATCTTTTAATCTCTGAATCTATAGAGTTTATATCACTGTCAATGTTTAATATTACTGAAACTATCCTAGTGTTTTTATTTTGTATCTCTTGTTTTATTATTTCTTTTATTTCCTCTAGTTTTTCAGCTTCATTTCCTGTTGTTTCTGTTAAACCTTCTTCTATTTCTAATAAATCTGTAGTTAATTCGTATAAAGTACTCATAATTTCCCTCCATTTATGCTATAATATAGCTAATTAAATTTTTGATATATTTTTGATTAGAGCCATTGCAGTGGCTCTTTTCTTATATCTGAACATCTATAGGTATATCTCTTTCAAGTTCTTCTGAAATTAATTCAAATATCTTGTAATCCTCGCTTTCTTCATATTCTTTTATTTCAATTTGTGTATCTATAATTTTTAGTAATGACTCAGCAAATATTTTTAATCTTTCGTTTACACTTTTTTCTCTTAAAGCATTACTCAATTCAATTTCTTCTGATATATTTCTTTCTTCTTTTTTTCTAAGTTTTGTATAAAGTTGCTCGTTTTTATTTATTTCTAAATTAGCTCTATTTAGTTGTTGCTCTACTGAATTTCTCACTATAATTAAACTTTTCATGATTAATCCCCTCTTAATTTAACGTTTCAATGCAATAATCATAGCTTATTGCATCATCTATAGTTATAGACGATTGTACTAAATCATCTAATTCTTTATCAAAATAAACTACTGTTAATTCAAATTCTTGCGATTGAGTTATTATACAATCGCTTTCAAAACCAAATCTTGCACATGTTACTCTGATTGCTTTACCTGCTTTAAGAATTTTTGTAGGAAATTTTACTTTAAGTTTTTTTATATCACTATCCCCTTATTGTATTTTTTAAGACCTTCAAAACTCGCTTTCTTATTGTATTGCTTACAAAACTGTATATAAGCTATCAGTACTCTTACATTCAACTAAATCACCCCCTTCCTCTTTATACAATTACTTTAGGAAACATATCTTTAGCTACTCTCATAGCATTTTTTATGCCCCTTTTTTTGTTTTATAACAATATCTTTCTTTGAAATAAGTTACTGATACCCTTCCAGGAAAGGTCTTCCAACCTTCTTTTTCTAATTCTTTATTTAATTCTCCAATTATTTTATAAGCGGTTGCTTCACATACATCTAAAATCTTAGCTATATCTTTTGCCCTATAAAACAATTGTTCTTTAGCTACTGCTTTTGCCATACAATACACCTACTTTCAAAATATTCTGTATTTAATTTCTATCTTCCAACTAATTCGTCTAATGTAACATCTAAATAGTCAGCTAGTTTTATCAATGTATCTATAGTTGGATTTTTATTTTCTCCTCTTAAAATTGCATATAAATTTCCTGAATCTACGCCTATTTCTTTTGCTAATTTCCACGCTTTTAAATCTCTATCTCTTAAAATTTTATTTATGTTGTCATTAATTGCCATTATTTCCCTCCTTTGATATACTATATTTGTAGGATAAATCCTATAAATACATTTAAAGGTGGTGATACCTATAGCTAAAAATACTAAACAAACAAGTAAAACTGTTGCTTCTAAGGCTAGTAAGATTCTTAAAGACGGAAGATATAGTGCTGCTTCCAAATCGGTTGCTGGTAGTGCTTTGTCACAAACTAAGAAAGGTCCTAAAAAGTAGTCTTTCTTTTGACTTCTAATGATAATATGAACTCTTTATTTATTAGAAGTTCTTGCTTACCATCAATAACCTTTACCATATTTGGTGGTAAGCATTCTCCTTTATTTTCAAATTCTTTGAGCTCTATATTTTCAAATACTTCTCCTGTTGCTAGTGCTAATTTTTTAATTTTCATTTGATTACATACTTCTTTAATTTCGGTATTTTCCAAAACACTTTGTTGCTCCAATTTTTCATACTCAACTTCTTTTGTACATATACAACATATTTTAGGCTTCGACCCTTTTTTAACTTCTACCTCATTATCAAACCCACAATATGGACACTTGCAAAAATATTTTACTCTTGAATCGCTTGTATTATTTTTCATGTATTTAACCTCCTAGTTAATAATTAATTAAAACAATATATTTCAAAATATTCTGTATTTAGTTTTCAAAGTGCTATTAATCTTTAACCTAACATTGATATTTGATTGTTCTTTTTAAACTTATTAATAAAGTATATTTGTCCCTTACCAGTAATCTTAGGTGTTTTAGTAATACTTGTATGACCATCTGGATGTACTCTTGTACCTTCTTTTGTTTCTATAACTCCTAAATCTACACTTTTTTGAGTTGGTGTATTGTAATCCTCACCTTTACGTTTTATTAAGTAACCATTATTTCTTAACCAGTCAAATAATCTATTTTGTCCTGTATCAATTCCATTCTGTCTAAGCAACTTTGCTAATTCTCCAACTAGGATTGAATTGTCAGAAGACGCTACCGAATCAGCAAATAATACTTTTGGTTGCTGTAACTGAATTACCTTATCTTTTTCTTGATTTTCTAATTGTAATTGTTCTTTTTCTTCAACTTCTATTAATAACTGTTGTAATGCTTCTTTGTATGTAGTTGGTAGTTTAGGTTGTTGTTCTTTTAACTCTTGCTCCATTTTATTAAATCTTTTTACATATCTAGCTGTAAAAATAATTCCTTTTTCTCCAGTAAATTTATTTGCTAAAAAGTCACAGCCTAATTTCGTTACATTGTAACATTTTCTATTTTCATTTTTTAAATCTAAATAAGCTGATTTTATAAAGTAATCAACCACAACAAAATTGTTGTCGTTAAGAATATCAATAATTCCTTTTGTTTTTTCTGTGCCTTCTAATTTTCTCAATACTTCCCAATGGTTAATTTCTAACATATCAGCAATTTCTAATGTTGTTATTGTATTTTTATTGTTAAGTTGCAAATTATTCATATCTAAAGCTCCTTTCTTGTAATCTGAGTCCTTTTATGCTATTATTCATTAAAGAGTTTTTCACAATTAGTATTTAAAATTCTAGCTATCTTTAAAGCTGTACGAATGTTTGGGAGACGTTCGCCAGCTTCATAATATTGATAGCTTCTCTCTGTTATTTTGGCTTTTTGAGCAACCTCTAATTGCGTTAAGCCAACTTTTTCACGTTGTAGTTTTAAATTGTTATTTATTTTCACCCTCTCCTTTTTATTTAACACGCCAATATTGTTCGTGCTATGTTTTATATATTACACGCTAATATTGTTCGTGTCAAGAAATTTATTTATTTTTTTATTGGAGCGTGTAGTTATGACTAAATTCAAAGATAATATTAAGCTAGTAAGAAAGCAAATGAATATGACTCAAAAGCAATTTGCTAGTTTGTTTGGTATCTCAGAACGTGCATATCAATATTATGAATCGGGTTCAAGAGAGCCAAATATAGAAACTTTAATATTAATTTCTAACAAACTTAATGTATCTACAGATTTTTTGTTAGGTCTTTCGCCTAACCAAAATAGAAATTAATATTCAACTTTCGTCTGCTTTTTAGCAGGCGTATTGTTGTTTGCTCTATTTCCATCTAATCACCTCTTTTGAATATTCTATATTTAACTTCCAAAGTGTTATTTTGATTTGGGGAGTTGGTATTTCACCTACCCCTTCTATTTATTATTTAAAAAAAGTATTACTAAATACAATTCCTAAAAAATAAAAAATTCCTATTAAAATTCCTCTAATGATTATTTCTTTTTCTTTATTTTTCATATACTTGCTCCTTTAAAATATTTTATATTTAGTTTTCAAGGTACAATTAAAACCTTATAGTTTACTATGATTTACAGTAAAATCAAAAAAAATTTCATTTATTGTTTTCCCTGTTTCGAGCGAGATTTTATGCGCTATTTCTAAACTCGGATTAACCTTACCGTTTTCTATTCTAGATAAATACGGTCTTGATATACCTATCTTATCAGCGAATTTTTTTTGTGATATTCTAGATTCTTTTCTAATATATTGTAAATTATTTTTTATATTAATCCCTCCTAACTTTATTTATAACCTTTTTGTTAATCATAGTATACGTCTTTTTTTTACTCTTGTCAATTATTTTTTACTAAATTTTTATTTTTGTTAACAATAGTTTACATTTTTCTGATATAATTAAGTCAACTATTATTTAGGTGAGGTGTGAAATTATGCAAACATTAGCAGAAATTATTAAAGAATATAGAAGTGAACATAACTTATCTCTTAGAGAATTTTCTAATCTTTGTGGTGTGAGCCATACATATATAGATAAGATAGAAAAAAACAGAGACCCAAGGAATGGTAAAGCTGTTGAACCTACTTTAGATATGCTTGAAAAAATGAGTTTTGGATTAAATTTAACTTTAAAGGAGCTATTAACTAAATTAGGTAAAATACAACCTAACACTCAACAAGATGATGAATTATTAAAAAAAGTTAACTCAAAAGAAGATAATGAAGTTAACGAACTAATAAATAGATTAGCATCTTTAGATTCAGATGATAAAAATGCAATAAAAAAAATGATAGATAATGCTTATTATAAAGCAGTTAATACTAAGAAAGAATAAAAGAGCTAAAGCCCTTTTATTCTTTCTTTTCATTTAGATTATAAATTTCATTTATTTTAGCTCTTATTTTTTTATACTCTTCTGAATTATTTTTCAATACTTCTTTTAACTTACTGACATATAAACTCATATTTTCATTCTCATTCAAATAAACCATCCCCTGTAAAGTATTTTTCTATCCCACCAACTGAACATACGTTCTTAAAAATGATAATGATTTCCCTCTAGAATCTATCTTTCCTCCTTATTACTTTTATTTGTTTATCTATTTCAGCACTATTTTTATAGTGCTTTGAAAGTGCTTTTCTTACTTACATTTTAACACATTTTTCCACCAAAAAATGTTCTAATGAGGAACATTTTTTACAAGAAATTACACAAACTATTAATTATAAAAATGTCATAAAAATAATTAAAAGGTGGATTTTAATAAATGTTGAAAAAATTAAGAAAAAAGAAAAGAATGACACAACTAGAATTAGCAGAAAAAATGAGACGTAACAGAAGTTATATATCAAAACTAGAAAATCAAGAGTACAAAGATATAGGTATATCTACGATATTAGACTTATCTATAGCACTAGAAGAAGACTTCTTAGAACTGTGTAAATATTACAAGCTTCAAGAAATAAAAAGAAGAGGAAAATAAAACAATTATTTAGATAGCATATCTAACATGTTATAATTATTGTAATATTAAAATGACATAATTGGGGGTGTCTAAAATGCCTGCTTACAAAGACGAACAAAGAAAAAGTTGGTATGCTAGCTTTTATTTTACAGACTTCGATGGGGATAGGAAAAAGAAAATTAAGAGAGGTTTTAAAACTAAAAAAGAAGCTCTAGAGTTTGAAAGAGAATTTTTGAATAAATCTAAAATGAGTACTGATATGAGTTTTGAAAGTCTCATAGAAGAATACATGCACGATATGTCTTCTAGATTAAAATTATCTACATTAGAAACTAAAAAGTATTTAATAAACTTTAGAATTTTACCTTTTTTTAAAAGTCTAAAAATAAATGAAATTACTGCAACACATATAAGAAGATGGCAAAACGAATTATTAAAAAGTGATTATAGCCAAACATATATTAAAACGATAAACAACCAGCTTGTTGCTGTATTAAATTATGCAGTTAAATATTATAACTTGCCTTCTAATCCTGCTCATTTGGCAGGTTCTATCGGTAAAAAAAACGCAGATGAAATGAACTTTTGGACATTAGAAGAGTTTAAAAAATTTATTGAATTTGAAAAGAAATCAGAACCTAGACTAGCATTTGAAATTTTATTTTGGACAGGTCTTAGACTAGGGGAGTTGTTAGCTCTTACTCCAAAAGATATTTTCGAAAATAAAATAAGCGTCGAAAAAAGCTACATAAGACTAAATGGAGAGGATATTGTTTCTTCTCCTAAAACTCCTAAAAGTAAACGTGTTGTCCCTATCCCACATTTCTTATATAATAATATAAAAGATTATCTATCTAAGCTATATGACTTAAAAGATAATGAAAGAATATTTAAATTTGCTAAAAGTTATCTTTCTAAAGAGCTAGATAGATGCTGTAAGTTATCTAATGTAAAAAGAATTAGAGTGCATGATTTGAGACATTCTCATGCGTCATTATTGGTAAATATGGATGTAAATATATTAACTATAGCAGAAAGATTGGGGCATGAAAAAGTAGAAACAACTTGGAATACATATTCACATTTATACCCAAATAAGCAACTTGAAGTTGCCCAAAAACTAGATAATTTAAATATATAG